AACGACAGTTCCTGATAGATCACGTTGCCGCCGCTGAAGGGCTTGCGGTTGCCCCGCATCTCCAGCTTCTTGAGCAGCGCGTTGTTCTTGGTGACGTTGTCGGCGATCTGCTTGGTGCGCGACTGGATCGTCGTGGCGACGATGTCACTTACGTTTGGGAATGCCATGAGAAGACTCCTGAAAAAGTGGGTTCACTGCGCCAGTGCGAAAACACACTGCGCCACTTCTGTCAGGAGTCAGGCTGCTCGCGAGACTCAGACCCGGCTATGCACCTCGATGGCCTGCTCAATCGCGTCACGAACTGAGGAAGGTTCGGACGGTGCAGGGTTTCCAACCGGCGCAGACCCCTTCACGCTCACTGCCGCTGCTTTGGCTCGCTGGGCGGCTTGTGTCAGGCTCTGGGCGGATTGCCCCTGCTGCCGGGCAAGCATAACCTTGCTCACGTCAGGATGCAACCAGCAGGCGCGGGTGTACGCGTCCGCTAGAGTCAGCGTCTGTTTCTGGCGCTCGGCGACCTCCATCATGTCGGCCATCAGGTCGCGCACGTCCTCGAAGAACTCGTTCTTCGGGTCGGCGGCAAAGGTGGCGATCTCCTTCTCGGTCTGGGTCGCGACCTCCTTCTCCGTCTGCGCCCGGCGCTGCTGCACCTGCTGCATCAGCGGCGCGAGCGCCTGCTGCACCGCGTTCTGCACCATGTTCGGGTCGACGCCTGCGGGCTGCGCTGGCGTCACGCCGACCAGTGCCTCGTCGAGCGCGTTGATGTCAATACCGTAAGCCTTGACGATGGCGGCAGCAGTCTGCGCCTTCTCGACCGGCGTGCCGAAGCGCAGCTTCGTGGCGGTGTCCATGAGCCCGCGCACGGCGGCGATGGGGTCGCCCCCTGTCTCCGCTTGGATCGCGTGCTGAAAGGGCTGGATGGTCTGCAGGAACCGCTGCGTGAACTGCACAGCGGGCTGGTACTGCTGCTCGATCTCGCCCAGCTTGTTGTGCGTCTCGGCGATATGGGCGCGCCACTCCGGGGTGAGCCCGGTCCAGTGGCTGCGCAGCGTCGGCGGGACACCGCGCGGCGGCGGCTCGAACTTGGGAGTGTTCGGCGCGAGGGTCAGTTGCGGACCCTTCAGCGGCTCTGTGGGCGGTTTTTCCGCGAGGGGTGGTGTCTTACCCTTTCCGTCGACCTGATCGGCCTTGGTGAAGCGGCCTAGCGCGTCCCGCGCCCGCTGCTCTTCAGCGGTCAGTTCGGGTTCCGTCGTCGGCGTTGCCGTGGGCTCGGTTGAGGTGACATCGCCGCTCGGCGCAGTGTCATCAGTCGGCGGTGCCGACGACGGAATCTCTTCGGTGGGTTCGGACTGTTCAAACGCTGACTCCAGCGCCTCACGCAAACCTGCCATCGTCATTCTCCTTGTAGTTGGTCGCTTGCAATGGGCACACCTGCTGCCACGCCCATCAGTGGTTTCTCACCGCGCAGCATGGCGCGCAGCACCTGCTGCGGCGTCTCGTTGCGCTTCGATGCGGTGTCGAGGATGCGGTCCTCGATGTGCTGCATGAACGTCTTCGGCTCGGTGCGCAGACCTGCTTCCGCACCGCTGCCATACCATGCGACCGCTTGACCTTCAGCAGGCGCAGCACCGTGCTTCTTCGCCATCTGGCGATAGAGATCCTCGAACGCGTTGTACTCCGCGCCCTTCGGCGCAGCCTCCCACAGACCGGGGCGACGCAGCGCGGTCTTCACGTCGAGTCGACCTTCCTCGAAGTCCTTGCGCGGTGTCAGCGTCTCAATTGCGCCGGTCTTCAGATCCTTGCTGCGCACCTGCGACGCGAGCCAGCGTGGATCTTTCGTCGCGAGGATCGGACCGCGCAGCGCCATCACGTCGACGGTGACCGGGTCGAGGTTGCCGATGAGGTTCTGGTGGAACCGCCCGAGCTTCGCGGTTGGATCGAGCCCTTGCCCGCCCGCGATCTCGTACGCGCGTTTGATGATGTCCTTCTGCGCGAGCGAGCCGTAACCGGGCGCGAACTTGAACTCCGGTGCATCGGGCGCGAGCCTGCCCTGCTTGTCCGCGACCCACGTCGCAGATCCACGCTTGATCTGGCCGGGCACTGGCGACCGCTGTGAGGCGCTCGCGAGGTGCATCATCATGCGATTGAACTCTTCGGGCGTCTGCCCTTCGTTCATCGCGGCCTCGAAGAGTGGCTTCGAGCCGTACCACTCGCGCATGCCGAGCACGTCGCCGCGTCGCATGTTGCGCAGGATCGCGGCCTTCGCAGCGGGGTTGTCGAGCAGATCCTGCGTGCGCGCGTTGTACTGCGGCACGCCGCCCTTCGTTCGCACGGGCTGGCGCTCGGGCAGGAACTGCGGCGTGTCGATGTAGGGTGAGTCGGTCTTCGGCAGCACGCGTAGCGCCTGCGACTTGTTGATGATCGTGCCTGTGTGACCCTGCGACTTCGCGCTCTTCAGCGTTGCGTCCGCGCCGAGAATCGCTTCACGCACCGACTTCAGCCCCTTCATCACTGGGGCACCTTCGGCGTCGGACGCGTACATCGCGAGCGGCAGGGCCGCTTCAGCGACGTCACCGAAGCCGACATCACGCGCGATCTCAGTGCCACCCATGACGCTGTCTGACGGGCGCTCGTAGAGTTTGCCGCGTGCATGCTCGCGCAGGAACTTCGGTAGTTCCTTGCGGATGACGTCGAATGCCCCGGCCATCGCTATCTCCGTTTGCTCAGTTCGTGGATCGCGCGCTCGATGTGCTCGCGGCTGACCGCGCCGCCCCTGCCCTCGGTGCGGTACGCGTCACGCTTCTTCTCTTCACGTTTGAACGTCTCACTGAAGTCGTCCATAGTGGTGAGGTTGTGACGCTTCATGTACTCGCGGTGCTTCGTGCGCGAGTCGATGGGTGTCCCGTCCGTTGCGGCGAGCCCCTGATAGTGCCTGTCGTTCCACAGCAGGCCATCGTGCGACTGAGTCGAGGCGCGGTCCGGTAACACCGTGTCCGGCGTGATCTCGATTCCTTCGCCGTTGATGTAGATCCATCTGCGCCTCGACATGATCAGCCCTCCGGTGTCAGGTCGTAGCTGGCGCCCGGCTCGGCTGCAGCCTGATCAGCACCGCTGGTGCCCTCGGGCATCGGCTCTGTGCGCTCGGGCACAAACTCCGCGACAGCGAGTTCGTTGATGCGACGCTCGTACTCCGCGTAGCTGATCCCGCCGTTCTGGTACTGGCGCGCGAGTGCCTCGCGCGGTGTCTCTTCGGTCATGCTCCACCTCCCATTGCCTGTGTCAGGGTGTCCCGCAGCGACGGCGCTCCCCCTGCTGCGGGCGCGGCGGGTGCCGCTTCCGGTTGTTCCGGCATTTCCAGCTTCAGCGGTGCCCCGCAGTTCGGGCACGTCACCGTGCTCTCTTGCTCAGGCATCGCTTCGGGGGCCATCATCTCGTTGGGCATCATTGCGGTTGCACTCCGGGTATTGGCGCGGGCGGAACGCCTGCACCGGGTTGAATCTTCTCCATTGGGTTCGTGTTGAGCGCGCCCGGTGTCGGTGCGTTGTGCGGCATCGGCATCAGCGACGGCGGGCGACCCGCGTCAGCGGGTGCGGTGCCCGCCATCGCGGCGTTGACTTGCGGCTGGCCGGGCACCTGCCCCTGCATCAGCGCGCCCTGTAGCTCGGTTTGCGTGGCCTCGACCAGCTTCTTCACGCCGCTCGCACGCTTGTCGAAGGCACTCGCCTTCTTCTCGTCGATGACAGCGTCCTTCTCCTTGTCAGGTGCAGGCTGCGCGGGCTTGCTCGCTTCGGCGATGGCCTTGTCGAGCACCGTCTCGATCTCCTTACCGACGCGGAAGCCGCCCAGACCCCACTTCATCATCTGCAGCACGACCGGTGCCGACTGTGGGCTCGCGCCGATCAGCGGCGTCACCGACTGCACGAAGCCGCCGACCGCCTCCATGAACTGCACGCGCGAGTCGCGTTCCTGCGCCCAGTCCACGAGCGCCATCGTCTCGCTCTCGACGGTGATGCGGTAACGCTTCGTCGCGTCCTTCTTGAGGTACTCGATGGCCTGCTGCGCGAGCGGCGCGTCCGGCGAGTTCGCGATGTTTGAACGCTCAGTGATCGTCTGCGGCTGGAAGTGCGTGCAGATGATCTGCGCGCGGATGCGCTGACCTGCAGCGACCCACTGACCGATCTCAAGCTGCTTGAACTGCAGCCGCGAGCCGCCGAATTGCGCCTTCAGTTGCTGCGCACCGAGCGTCTCGTCGGGGTTGCTCATGCCGCGCATGATGTCGCCGATGCCGAGCACCTCGTAGAGCTTCGCGATCAGGATGTCGCGCTGTCCGGTCAGGTCGGCGATGGTCTTCGCGATCAGCGAGGTGTCGACGAGATCCATCGCACCCTTGATGCCCTGCTTCTCGGCGAACGCGGCCCAGTTGTCGACCGGGATCAACTGGTTCTCCATGCCCTCGGTGAAGATGCGACCGATGGCGGGCGTCGTCTTGTCGTACACGCCGACCACCTTCGCTGCGCGCGTGAGGTACGTGATGCGCGTCGTCAGTTCGTCGATCTGATCGTACTGATCCTGCACCAACTGGTAGTCGGCGCGCGGCATCACGTTGCTGGTGGTGAGGTTGCTGATCAGCGGCGGCGGGCACGGGAAGAACTGCTCCAGCTTCAGCGGGTCATCCGTCTCGTCACAGACGACGTCCATGCCCAGCACGTGCCAGTAGACCTTCTTCGTCGTGCGGTCCCAGATCTCGAACACGCCCGCCTTCTCCCACGGGTCGTTCTGCGGCTGCGACGCGTCCGCGTTCTTCTTCTGCTTGTTGATCGGCACGCGCCCGCCGATGGCCTTGCCGAAGCGTTTGATGAGTTGCTCGCGGTTCATGTACACGCGACGCGCGACCCAGCGCACCTCTTCCCACGTCCGCGCTGGCGACCACCAGAAGTCTTCCCAGAAGACGTAGTCGGTCAGGCAGTCCTCGAACGTGATCGCTTCGTACTCGGTCGCTGGCACCAGTTCCTGACCTGTCTGCGGGTCCATCACCGGCTCGGTGGTCTGCATCGCCGTCTCGACCTCGTAGCGGTACCAGATCTGGCCGAGCCCGATGATCAGGTAGTCACTGACGCCCTGCTGCGCGGCGGTCTGGAAGTCGCTGTTGTCCTTCTCGACGCTGTGGTTCAGCATCCGCTCAAGGATGTTGCCGGCGACGCGGCTGATGTCGTCCTCGCTGTCCTTGAACGAGTTGCTGACGTCGACGCGTGGCGGCTTCGCGTACAGCGACGCCTTGAGCACCTGCACGTTCGACCAGAACAGGTTCAGCTTGTACGCGCTGTCGCTGTCGTTCATCGTGTCGCCACGCGTGTCGAGGTACTTGCGGTTGATCTTCTTCGACGCGTCGTGGAAGCGGCGCAGTTCCTTCTTCGCCGCGTTCAGTTCCTTCTCCCAACGCTGCGCGGACTCGCGCGGGTCGTACTCGGAGTCCTTCTTCTTCGGATTGATGTCAGACACGTCGTGCTCCCATGTTCGGTCCGCAGCCAGCCTCGTAAAGCTGCTCCAGCGTGAACGATTTGTCAATCGGTGGTGCGACCACAGGCTTCGGTGGTGGTGGCGGCTCGATGAAGTCATCGAGCATCGCAGCGCCCTCCATGAACGCGTCAGCGGCGTGGCTCGACCAGTCGTGCTCGGGCTCGCTGCTGAAGATGCGCTGCTCTTCATCGTACTTGAAGTGATACGCGCGCAGCGCCTCGATGCCCTCGCGGCACGCTGCACCATCGAAGCGGCAACGCTTGAGCACCTTGCGCCCTGCGTTGATGCTGTCCTGCTTCTTGCGCATCGGGTTCACGCGGATCTCGTCGGCGATGTGCTTGCCGTGTTCGAGGAAGATCTGCACCGCGCTGTGACGCGACAGGAACGACTTCGCGCGTGCGTCGTGCGGCAGGTACAGGATCTTGCCGCGCGGCTTGCCCTTGAGCCTGTCGCACCACTCCTCGGCGTCGAGCCCGCTCGCCTCGTCGTAGTCCACTAGCTCGAAGCCTCCGCGCATCACGCGCCACCACCAGAACGACGCCTTGTCGCGGTAGCCGATGTCGCTGCTGATCATCACGTCGGCGAGCGGATCAGGCGGCAGCGCCTCAAGGATGCGGCCCTCGCGGTCGGCGACCTCCATCTGCTTGCCGAAGATCGCGCCCACGTTCGCCGCGCTGAAGTCGCACAGGTACTCCTGTCGATACAGTTCGTCAGGCATCTGGCGCTGCTCGTCCGCGAGCACGCTCGCCTCGATGTGACGCGTCTCATACGCAGTCAGATGCGACCAGTCCCACATCGGATCGGTCTTCGCGTACTGCATCAGCTTGTAGAACCAGTTGTAGCCGCGCGGCGTGCTGAAGAACGCAGCCCAGCCGCCGTTGCCCGCGAGCATCGGCCTGAAGTAGTTCCACGCACGCGGATCACTGAGCGCGGCCTCGCTCATCACGAAGCCCACCGGGTTCGCGCCCACGATGCTGTCGTAGTAGTCACTGCCTACCAGTTGCCACAGCGATCCACACTTGAGCTTGATCTTCATCTCAGTCTCGTTGCGAGACTCGCAGATCTCAGGCGGGAACACGCTGTCGATGATGCGACGGCCCTCGTTGTTGAAACCGTCCCAGATCACCTTACGCGCCTGCTTGTGGTTCGGCAGCATATGCAGGTACATGCCCGTGCGCTCGTGCGCCATCTTGCACGTCTGGTGCGCGAACGTCAGATCCTTGCCGTAGCGGCGGGGCCAGCAGTACACACCGCGCAACCCGCCGTTGTCGAAGTACCGCATCGCGCTCTTCTGCCCGAGTGCGCGCGGCTCGAAGTGGTATGGCAGTTCGACGTCCATCAATGATTGCCATGCGGGTCCAGCACGAGGTCGCTGGGCTGTTCAAACAGCAGGATCGATTGATCGACGATGCGTGCAGGACGTTTGAACTGCGCGCAGTCTGGTTGCATGCATGTGATCGAGCGCATGTCCTTGTCGATGTCACCGTCAACGGTGGCACCGCCGCAGACGGCGCAGTACATGCGCGGGCGAACGAAGAAGCGCAGCGTGCTCACGCCGCGTGTCTCGCTGCGACGTTGATCGCGCCCGTGATGGTGTCGGACCAGCCGATGTAGATCGCTGCGCCACCAACGACGAAGTAGACGTTGATGCGCGCGTCGCCCTGCTTCACCTGCACGCGATAGAACACCTCGGCGTCTATCACTGGCGCAGGGCCAAGGTCGAACGCGCTCACGTGACCTTCTTGATCGTGATCGTGAGCGGCCCGCCTTCAGGCCCGCTCATCTCGATGCTCGACAGATCAGGCAGCGCCTTGCGCAACAGCATCTCTGTCGCACGCATCTGCACGCCTAGCAGCGCAGGGT